TAGTGGTTCAGAACCTCGACGCCATCTTCGACGTCTCTTGGTTCCGGTGTGTTTGTCGTAAACTTAAAATAGGAGTAGGACCCCCTTTTTAAGTTTATGAGCCCGCGTGTTTCTTCTTCGAGTTCTCGAATCGCACACCTAAGTGGATTATAGACCTCGCGTCGGCGACACCCGCCTGTGACAAACGTCCACTCTCTGTATCGCCTATCATGGACGATCAAAAAGTGCTGCGTGTCGTTCACTTTACTCATCGGTATCGCTATCGCTTTGTGGCGCTCTCGCACGGCTTCTCGAGGGACTGGGTCCATCTACTGATGTTTCTGGGGCAAAATAATTATCCCTCTGGGGCGCTTTGTGCCCCAGAGTTTGGCGAAGCCTCCGGCTTATTTTCGCTTCGCGAAAAGTCAATAAACTTAGTGAGATTTCCCGTACGTGGATTATACGAGGCTAAAAATACAAGACACACAAGTATGGCCCAAAAGATCCAGTGCATTTCTCTCACCTGTCTGTGTCGAAGAAAATATGGTTTTCAATTTTTTTACAAACCTAGGTACCATCCTATATGCACAAAAAATTCAGTTGGCGTAAATGATCGAACCCAGCCCGTTCTGGATACGGAAGATGTTGTAGTTGACTGCGTACAGGTAAGGGGTAGGGTACGCGCTCGTGATGTTGGTGTTGTACAGACCCAGAACGCCGTTGGGCAAGGTCGGGGGCACCACGATACGGAAGGTGTCCAGACGGCTGAAGTTCAGCGTGCCAGTGGGCTGGAGCTTGGAGGTGTCGAGGCAGTAAGAAATGATCGCCACGTTGGCGATGCTGTTATTGTGCACGTAGCCGTAGGGCGTGTTGTAGTACTGAGGCACGTCGCAGAAGTGAATCAGGGCCCGAGAGTCGCCGACATCCACGCCGTTCACCTGGGTCTTGAGCTGGTAGTTTGCAGCCGTCGCCGAGCCCACGCCGTTGGCGTAAATCTGAGCGTAGTTGACACAAGGGAAGGCCAGGAACTTGACGGGCTGAGCCAGGGCCAACTCTTGGACGGGGTTGTTGCCGAGCACGACACGCTGAACTTGGGTGATGAGCATATCATAGGTGGGAGCCTTGGCGAAGTAGTCGCGCTCAGACTGGTCCAGGTACACAAAGTTTGTCCAGGCCTGGAACTGGAGAGACGCGTAGGTCGTGCTCGTCACGGCTGTGCCGGTGAAGAAAGAGATGGTCAGACCGGCAGGAACTGGGGCCGTCGTCTGAGACGGGAAGTTCACGGTCACCGTGCTCGAGCTCACGTTCGACACGTAGACTGGGCCCGTGAAAGGCAGACCCGCCACGTACTGGCCTATCTGGATACCTCCCTGGCCCAGGGGGCTCACGACCTGGCCGATGGTCAGAACGTTCGAGGTCACAGCCGCCGTACCCGCGGCTTGCAGGAGAGGAATCTGGGTCGAACACACTGGAGCGTACAGGTTGGCCGTCTGGCCCAGACCGAACTGGGACGAGATGTTGCTTGCGGCGCTATTGGCAAAGGCCACCACAACGTTGGAAAAGTAGCCCTGGCCGGACACTGGGGTGAACGCGTTGGAAAAGGACTGGATAACAGCCACGTTGGTCTGCAAATTGCTCGTGGCGGCAACCACCATCATACCCGGGAACAGAGGACCGGTCGTCTGAGCGATCAGAACGTTCGCCACGTTGGAAGATAGAGTCACGTCAGACGTCAAATTGGCAGTTGCCTGAGGCTGGATGGGAAGCACAGGCGTGGTGGTGTTGCCGATGGTGATGGTCTGGCTCAGGTATGGAGACCAAGTGATGCGAACCTCCACATCGTGGAACTGCAGGCCAATCAAGGGCAGACACACGGACCAGTCCTTGCAAAAGAAAAACTTGAGGGGCAAGAATGTATTCTTCTGGTTGTTGAAGGTGGAGCTATTTAGGTTCAGGTACCGCTGAGAGTAGTTCTGGGCGCCGGTGATGGGCTCGATGTCGGTCATGTACTCGATATCCTGGGTGTCCACAATCTGACCGCCGATGAGGAGCTCAACTTTATCTATCACCTTGGTCCAGTCCAGGTTTACCAGCTGGGCACCGTTGTTGTCACGGACGGTCAGGTACACGTAGCTCAAAAGGTCGCCCTTCTTCTCGAAGCGGATCGTGGAGATACCACCGGCGATGGGAGCACCCTGGATCACCTGACGCTCCACGGAGTTGGCATAGTGCGTGTAGCGCTTGTAGTTGGACCGGTAAAAAGAAACCTCGGGCTTGCCGGTCAGCCAAGCGTCCTGAGGGCCGACGGCGACGAGTTGGACAACACCTCCCGACATTTAGTACTAGCTCATATTTTTTTAGTTGACGGAAACCGTGTTAAAAGGAGATGTACCCATTTCGGGGTCGGCCTTTTTCGGAGCGGCCAATGAGTACGCCAAAGGATTCTTTTCGAGCTGCTGGATAGCAATGTCCAAGAATCCGTTCGAAGCACGTGGATTGGGGTTCGCCTTGAACTCGTTGAGTGGATCGTCAAACTCTGGGGGCAAGGTACCACGGCCCTGGTTTGAACCGGTGATGGCCATGGGTCCTGGCTGTACGGGCTCGGACTCGATGCGGAGCTGTGTCGCCGCACCCACCTGGTTGACGGGGTCGTTGCGAACATTCATACGAGCACCGTTTGCCGCCCGGTCGGGCTTGGTACGGTACCCGGAAGACCGGGTCAAGTCGATGTCCGTGTAGCACGTCTTTCCCTCGGCGTACGGCTGTTGCACGTTGTATTGTGGAGGACCGTCTGAGAGGGTATCAGTACGCAGACCCGTCTCGGACCGAATCGTTGGTTTCTTGGTCTTGAGGAAGTTGGGACGCCCCTCTGGAGCGACGAGGGCGCTCTGAGCACCGCCGCCACCGTAGGCTCCCGGGTCGCGATAGGCCGTCTTCGTCTGGGCAGCCTGGTGTGTAATGTCTCCGATATATGCAGCACCGCCGTTCTTGACGACGGGGTTGGAAGGACCCATTCGGCCCTCAAGCGTCGTGAGGCGCTCCTCGTTGATGTTTGTGGGAAGTGCTCGGAAGTAATCGTGGAAGCCGCCAGCTGCAAGAACGTTCGGGCCAACACCAAGACCTGGACCGATATTCATAGGAGTTTCAAGGGGCGACACGTTGTTTTGCTTATTGGTAATGTATTCGCGGTTGTACAGGTCATACACGGGCTGACCGTAGGGAAAGCGGGAATTTGTAGGAGTCACGTCCTGAAGGTTCGGAACAGCCTCCTTGGGTTGGAGGCGCCAATCGTTAATTCGGCGTCCAAAGTTCGGATTCGTGTTCCGAAGGTCGAAAGCGTCTGCGCGGTGACCGACTGAGTCGGCCATCATGTCAACGTCCCGACGGGTCAGAGGGGGTTTGGGTTTCGTGGTTGTTGGGGGCGCCGAAGTCTTGTCAGACTCTGCAAGCGTCTTCCCAGCAAACACAAGACCAACAACGGCGGCCATCACGAGAGGGTCCATCGTTTCTTATGCTTATTCACTATTTTTTTAGTCCTTGGGAACACAAAGCCTAAAGGCCTTGGGGAGGAGTTACCGGTTCCACGTCTTGCATTCCTTGGTGTAGTACCGCTGAGCAAAGCGGTCGTTCTGGTACTCGCCGAACGTGTTGATAGGGTTCCAGTCGATGACGCGCAAAGGCAAAGTCACGTACGTGTTGGGAAAGTCGTACGTCTGTTCGGACCATCCCTTCTTCCACGAAGTTGTCGTTTGCTCGCGGAGAGAGTCCTCAACGCTCGTCTTGTCTTCGAGAACCACTTGGGCTGGGCCATAGAACACGCCCTTCTCGTTGACGAGAGGCAAGTAGCTAAACTGTGGCATTATTAATCTAGACTCATATTTAATTTCCGGCCTCCATCTGAACACGCTCGGGGAAGGCGGAGTAGAACCGGTCTGGGTTGCAAGCCGCGCCGCCCTGGTCGTGACACTTGGCCGCGAATGGTTTGCCGTAGGCCGCCTGAGCAAAGCCAGTTTGGTCGTTTGGAATAGTTGTTGATGGCATGGAGTAGAAATTACGCTCGGCATCGCGCTGACGCTCAAACGGGTGAATCTGGCTCCATGCGCTCTGGACCTTGTCACGCACGCTCGGGTACCACGCGGCGGCCGGTCGGTCTGGGTTATCCACGTAATCACTCAAAAGCACGTTCCCCATGACATTCTCCGTCGTTGGAAGAGTCACATCTGGACGGAAGATGGTCGAGTATCGAGCGTCTCCTATCGTTGAGCGAAGGTTTCCGTCCTTAATCATATTCGTGGTCCACATGTAGTACAGAATCGCGAGGGCTATACCTCCGAGCGCAAAGACGCGCGTGTCGCGGTTGATGAGGTACACGACACACACGGCATACAGAATGAAACGGGTCGTTGCCGAGACGCGCTGATTCGCCGTCTGTGTTGCCGTGGGCCAAAAAGTCAGAAGCTCATTTGACTTGAAAACGTCTCTGGGATCCATTACTTCTATTTACGGAGATTCTTTTTCTTTTTGCCTGAAGGGGGGAGCCGGGGAGGAGACCTCCCGCCCCTGGTCCCGCCCCCGGTGCCGAGCAGGGCCGCGAAAGGGTTCCCGGCGCCTCCTCCGCTCATCATCTGACTCATCATGCTGTTGACACTGGCCATCAAAGACGCCTCGTCCGGCTGACCATTCGGACCCATCTTTAGGTTCTTCGCACAATTCTCGGCAGCAGCCTCGATGGCACTGAGCGTCTCTGGAGGGAACATACTCAGAGTCGTCGCAATCATGTACAGGGACGAAAGATACTGCCAAATGGCTTGTTTCGTATTTTCTGAACAATCCTCACGTTTCCAGATGGCCGGAAGGTTCAGACTCTTTGCAAACTCATTCTCGTCACAAAAGAAAGAATCGTCACGGGACGTCATTTGACCGGCCCATGGTGCAACCTGTTTCATAAACGTCTTGCAATCTGGTCCCGTCTTGGCAGGCTCGTCGGGAAACACGTTACTGAGTTCCCCGAGGAACTGGGTCATCATATCATCGAAGGCTTTTATGGTGGTCATATAACCCAACTTAAGGACGCAGTCCTTAAGTTGTTTAGCGTAGCCAGTTTACAATTTTAAAAAGGCTCCTTCATAACTGGTCCAGAATCACCCTGACCTTGGCTCAC